CGGGGTGTGGTGGCTGGCCAACATGCTCAGCCGGGTACGGCTGCGGGCGGCCCGGCTCCAGCCCGACGTGGACGAGCCCGACATCGTCGACAAGGGCCCGGCCGCCGAGCTGATGAAGAACTTCGGCGGGGGTGTCACCGGCCAGGCGCAGATCATGAAGCGGCTCACCGTCCAGCTCTCCATCCCCGGGGAGGGCTACCTGGTCGGGGAGGCCGAGAACAAGGCCGAGAAGTGGATGGTCCGCTCGGTCGACGAGATCCGCACACAGGGCCGGGGCTACCAGGTGATGAACGAGGAGGGTGTCACCTCCGGGCAGGAGTGGCGCGACCTCGCGGCGGAGAACCTGGTGATCCGGGTCTGGCGCCCCCACGACCGCTACTACCACCTCGCCGACTCCCCGGCCCGCTCGGCCCGGGAGATCATGCGGGAGCTGGAGCTGGTCAACCGGAAGATCCTCGCCGAGTACCTGAGCCGCATCGCGAGCGCGGGCGTCCTCGCCTTCCCGGACGAGCTGTCCTTCCCCGTGCGGGAGGAGTTCGCCGACGCCGAGAACCCGATGATGGCCGAGTGGATCGAGCTGGCCAGCGAGGCCATCAAGAAGCCGGGCACCGCCAGCGCGGTCGTCCCGCTGCCGGTCACCGGCCCGGCCGACTACCTGAAAGAGATCAGGTTCATCGACCTGACCATCGAGTCCGACCAGCACATCATCTCCAAGCGGGACAGCGCCATCAAGCGCCTCGCCACCAAGCTCGACATGCCCGCAGAGATCCTGCTCGGCATGGGGGACGTGAACCACTGGGGGGCCTGGCAGCTGGAGGAGGGCGCGCTCAAGACGCATGTCGCCCCGCTGGCCGAGCTGATCTGCGACAGCCTTACCACCGGCTACCTCCAGCCCCGGCTCGCCGCCTCCGGCGAGGACCCGACGGGCTGGGTCGTCTGGTACGACATGAGCGAGTTGGCCCTGCGGCCGGACCGCAGCGAGAACGCGGCCACCGCCTACGACCGCATGGAGCTGTCCGCCGCCGCGTTCCGGCGCGAGGTCGGCTTCGACGAGGACGACGCCCCCACCGACGACGAGCTGGAGAAGATCGGTCTCAAGCTCCTGGTGCGCACCGTGCCCAATGCGGCCCCGGCCGCCCTGGACAAGCTGCTGGGCCACACGGTGCTGGACGTGACGGCGGCCTCCCCGGCCGTCTCCGGAGGCACCGGGCCGCCCGGACCGGAGAATGCCGCTCAGGAAGCCCCACCGCCCGGCCAGACCTCCAAAACCGCTCCCCCGACCCAGAACGCACCCCCGCCCCCACCGGGAAAGGAGGCCGCCCGGGCCGAACGCCGGGCCGCCCAGGCCCGCACGCAGCACGTCCTCCGGCTCACCCCGCAGGGCCTGGACATGATGCACCCCCGGGTGTGCGCGGAGCACGAGTGGACCTGCCCCTACACCCAGGCGTCCTTCAGCTTCGGGGCGGCGGTGCGGCCCGGTGCGTACGGCACCTACCTGTGCCATCTGGACCCGTTCGGCCGTCTCCAGGTGGACGGCCGGGAGCCGTACGCCGACACGCGCGAGCTGACCAGTACGCCCGTCAAGGTGCACCCGCGTGAGCGCGCGGCCCTGGTGGTGAACGGCCGTGGCTGAGGGCTCCTTCGACCTCGGGGACGGTCACCGGGGCCAGTACTCCTCCTGGGCCCCGGACCGGAAGCTGAACCCGCAGTACGCCGGGGTGCCCGACGTCGGGAAGTGGGGGCTGCTCATCTTCCACACGAGCGTGGAGACGGGCGCGCCGTGCGCCGGGTTCGTCACCTTCGCCGGGGAGGTGCAGCGGACCGTCGCCCCCGAGGCCACCACCTGGGACGTGCAGAGCTGGGACCCGCTCACGCTCGCGCCCTCGGTGCTCTGCTCCTGCGGGGACCACGGCTTCGTCCGGGAAGGACGGTGGGTCCGTGCCTGACGTCAGCGCTGCGGCGCACTCCGGCGCGATGCTCGCGCTCGCGCCCACCGAGGAGGACCGCAAGCGGCTCGCCCTGGCCGGGGGTGAGGCGGCGGCCGAACTGCACCTGACGCTGTGCTTCATGGGCGGGGACGCGTCGGTGTTCGACCCCGCCACGGTCCAGAAGATCATCGGGGCGGCTCATCTGGTGGCGGCCGACCTGGAGCCCCTGACGGCGAACATCTTCGGCGTGGCGCACTGGAACGGCACCTCGGACACCGCCGCCTGGGTCTGGAACGTCGGCGACGGTGCGCACGCTCCGATGCCCGGCACCTATAGGGACCAGCCCTGCCTGCACGACTTCCACGAAGCAGCCGAGACCATCTGCATGATCTCCGACTGCGAGGATCTGCCGGACCAGTACTGCCCCTGGTCGCCGCACATCTGTGCCGTCTACAGCAAGGATCTGACCCTGCTCCGCCAGCTGGAGAAGCGCCTCGGTCCGGTCACGTTCGACCGGCTCTGGGTCGCCATAGGCGACCAGGACGTCTACATCCCCCTCGGAGGTGAGGCGGTCACGGCGGCCGGGCCACTGCGCCGGAACATCACCCCGGCCGAGACCGCCTCGGGCGTCGACTTCGCGCTCATGGACAAGACGTGGGAGACGGCCGTCTCCGGGACCGTGGACGCCCTGGCTCACGAGTTGTACTCCTGGCGCTATCACCTCCGGGAGCAGGTGCTCCACGCCTTCTCCGACGGTGATCCGGGGGAGCTGTCCGGTCTGGATCTCGACACCTCCGTCGCCACCAAGCTCCTGACCGAGCGGATGACGGGCCTGGCCGAGAAGGCCGGGCAGCAGATGCAGCGCGAGGCCGAGTCGCAGGGCGTCACGGTGCCGGACTGGTCGCTGGACGAGGGGGTGCTCACGGCCGCCCTGCTCGGCACGAGCCTGATCCGCTCCGTGGCCGGGGTGACGGCGTCCAACCTCGCCTCCAGGCTCATCAGTTCGGCCAAGCGCAAAGCCTCCGGCCTGTTCGGCTCGCGCCGGTCGGCGGAGCAGGTGGCCGACGCCGTGAGCCGGGACCTGAACACCCTCTCCACCGCCGGGACCAAGCAAGCCGTCGGCGCGGCGATGAGCGCGGCTCAGAACGCCGGACGCATGGCCGTCCTCTCGGCCGCCCCGCCCGGCGTCTACCTCGCCACCGAGGCCCTGGACAAGAACAGCTGTGCTCCCTGCCGGTCCGTGGACGGCACCGAGTACCACTCCCTGCTCTCGGCCCGGGAGGCCTACCCGGCCGGGGGCTACTCGGGGTGCGCCGGGGGCTCCAACTGCCGGGGGACGCTCGTCGCCGTGTGGGACAGCGGACTGTCCGCCTCGGCCCAGCAGCCGGAAGAGGGTACCGTGCCGTACGAGATCAAGAATGATCACCCCGGCTGCTCCGGCTATGCCGTGGTGAAGCAGGGCACCTCCCAGATGCACGGGTGCCACGACACCAGGGCCGACGCCGAGGCGCAGATGCGCGCCCTCTACGCCAACGAACCGGAGGCATCCGTGACCACCGAAGCTCTCAAGAAGGGGAAGCCTTCCAAGGGCACCGACAAGGACAAGCGGCTCAAGGAGAACATGTACTCCGAGGGCCCGGAGCACTTCCACGGCGACGGTGCCCAGTCGATGGCCTGGGACGGCTCGGCCAGCCGGTTCACCGATGCGGAGTACCGGCAGTCCGCCGCCGCCTGCGACTCCGGCGGCACCGCCAAGGAGAGCTGCTTCCTCCCCCACCACGACCCCGGAGGCTCCCTGAACCGGGACGGTCTGGGTCAGGCGGCCGGGCGCGTCAACCAGCTCTCCGGGCACAGCCCGGAGGCCGTCGCCCGGGCCAAGGCCCACCTGCGCAGCCACTACCGGCAGATCGGCCAGCCGGTGCCCGACAACCTCACCGCCACGGTGGAGGAGATCGAAGCGGCCGGGGTGGAGCCCGGGTACGAGGAGACGACCTTCGTCACGGAGGACGGCATCGAGTACCTGAAGGGCGGCCTCTGCGGCAAGGGCCAGAAGATGGGCCCCGGCGGGAAGTGCGTCTCCGCCAAGGTCGCCGCCGAGACCGAGTCCCTGACCACCGAAGCCCCGGCGGACACCGAGGCCAGCGGCAACACGGCGCCCTGGCGCGGTCCGCTCACCGTGGAGGGTATCGAGACCGGGGATGGCCGGGAGTTCGACTCCGGCGCGCTCACCTGGGCCGACCTGCCGCTCCCGCTGCGCTGGAACAAGGAGGACAGCCACGGCGGTGACCCGCACACCGTGGCCGTCAACGTCGGCCGCATCGACAAGATCTGGCGCGAGGACTCCGGCCTGATCATGGGCGAGGGGGTGCTCGACCTCGCCGACGACGACGGCCAGAAGGTGCACGGCAAGATCAAGGGCCAGCACCTGCGGGGCGTGTCGGTCGACGTCGACTCCATCAAGGACGCCGACATGGAGCTGGTCTGGCCGGAGCAGCCCGAGGGCGCGGAGGACGAGACCGACGAGTTCGCCAAGCTCTTCGCCAAGCCGGAGAAGGTCGTCTTCCACAAGGGCCGCATCCGGGCGGCGACGCTGGTGGACATCCCGGCCTTCGCCGAGGCGTACATCGCCCTGCTCGACGAGGCCGGAGCCGTCACCGCCGGAGGCGAGCCGATCGGCGCGCTGCGGGCGTCCTTCGCGCCCCGGAGCCCGGCGCTCGCGGTCAAGGCCCCCAGCCGCGCCCCGGCCGACTGGTTCACCAACCCGGACCTCAGCGTGCCGACGCCGATCACCGTCACCGAGGACGGCCGGGTCTACGGGCACGCCGCCCTGTGGGGCACCTGCCACATCGGGCAGGCCGGGGTGTGCGTCACCCCGCCCCAGGAGGACAGCCACCCGTACTTCATGACCGGCAACGTCTGGACCGACAACGGGGAGTCCGTCCCCGTCGGCCAGGTCACCGTCGGCACCGGGCACGCCGGTCTCAACCTCGACGCCCGCAAGGCCACCGAGCACTACGACAACACCGGGGCCGCCGTGGCGGACGTCTCCGTCGGCAACGACGCCCACGGCATCTGGATCGCCGGGGCGGTCCGGCCCGGCACCCCGGACAGCCGGGTGCACGAGCTGCGGGCCGCCGGGCAGGTCTCCGGCGACTGGCGGCGCATCGGTGGCGCGCTGCGGCTGGTGGGGCTGCTGGCGGTCAACGTGCCCGGCTTCCCGGTGCCCAAGCTGCGCACCTACGTCACCGAGGGTCACCAGTTCGCGCTCGTGGCCTCGGGCCTGCCGCACCTGACGGAACAGCTCACCGAGAACGAGCTGGACCAGTGGGCCTACCGTAGGGTCCTGGAGATCCTGTCGCGCGACGTGCACGGAGAGGAGTGATCATCATGTGCGGCTGCAACAAGCCTGCCCCGCCCCCGCCCCCGCCTCCGGCGCCCATCGGCGGCAACGGGAGCTGACCTTCGGTTCCATCATCGAATTAGCCGATCCGGTTAAAAAGCGTTCGCTTTTTGGCCGGATCGGTTTCGTTTGCTACGGTGCGCCCGTCAGTGATCGACTCGGCCCCACGCCTACTACCGGAGGTTGCAGTGCCGGAGCCTGAGCTTTTTCGTGCGCCCGATGACCTCTCTCTGGTCAGCGCGGCCGACCTGCGTGAGCTGGAGACGCAGGGGGTGACCGAGTTCGACCGTGTGCGGGGCAAGGACCAGCACTCCGACGACGACCTCACCTACACCCGCACCATCACCTCGGGTCTCAAGAAGATCCGTGCGGAGCTGGCCCTGCGCGAGCAGCGCGCCACCGAGACCGCCCGCATCGAGCAGGAGGAGCGCTCCCGCCAGCTGGCCGCCCTGGAGAAGGAGATCACCCCCGGGGACGGAAGCGGCACCGACACCGCCGTGGCGGCGGCCGACGGCAGCCGGGTCGACCTCGCGGCCCTGACCGAGGCCATGGCCAAGGGGGTCGTCCTCGGCCTCCAGGGCGAAGAGGGCGCCAAGCGCTTCGCCTCCCTGAGCGCCGTGCGCGAGCGCGCCCCGCAGCCCAAGGTCCCCGACGGCTCCGCCTCGGCCATCACCGCCTCGGTGGACATCCCGGGCGTGGCGGCCGGACAGACCCTCCCCACCATGGAAGCCCTCGGGGAGGCCTTCCGCCAGAAGGCCAAGGCCATCCCGACCACCATGGCGGGCAAGGGCGCGGCCAAGCACCTCGTCGCCAGCGTGCGGAACCAGTTCGAGCACACCATCGACAACCGCACCAACCCGGCCGACGTGGAGGCCCTGCACCGGGCCCTGACCCAGGAGGGCGGACGGGCCGACACGGCCGAAGCGCTGGTGGCGGCAGGCGGCTGGTGCGCCCCGAGCCAGATCAGCTACGACTTCTTCAACATCGCGTCGGCGACCCCCCGCACGATCGACCTGCCGACCGTCGGCGTCAGCCGGGGCGGCATCCGCTTCCCCGTCAGCCCCGCCATCGGCGACGTGTTCTTCCAGGCAGGCGGCTCCAACCCCGCCTCCGGCCTCGGTGGCTTCGCGTTCCCCTTCGCCAACACCTCGGACCCGTGGCTGTGGTCGGAGACGGACGACGCCCTCACCGTCACCGGATCGGTCAACAAGCCCACCCTCCGGGTGCCCTGCCCGTCCTTCAGCGAGGTCCGGCTGGAGTGCTACGGCCTCAGCCTGACGGCGGGCAACCTGACCGACGACGCGTACCCCGAGAGCACCCAGAACTTCATCCGGCTGCTCCGTGCCGCGTACGCCCACGCCATCAACGCGCGGCTCATCGGGCTCATGGTCGCCGCCTCCGGCGGCGCCAACACCCTCTCCGGCAACGTGGCCGACGCAGCAGTCCCCCAGATCATCAACTCGGTGGGCCTGGCG